GCCTGGGCCGGGAAACTGCGCCTGGTGCGGAACCTGGGCAACCACCGCTTCATGGCCGCGCCGCGCGACCCGAAAGTGCTGTGGGAATGCCCGAGAGAGGTGGAGCATGGGTGATTTGACCAAGAATTTTTCCCGCCGGGAGTTTTTCTGTCATTGCTGCAGCGAGCTGCCGGAGGATTGGACCTCGGACGAAACCCCGCCCCTGGTGGTCGCGCTCCAGGAACTGCGGGGCTTGGCGGGTGCGCCTATCACCGTGGTCAGCGGCTATCGCTGCCCCAAACATAACCGGGAGGTGGGCGGAGCCCAGAACAGCTATCATGTGCTGGGCAAGGCCGCGGACATCGTGATCCCGGGCATGAGCGTTCAGGAAATTTGGGCTCTGGCCAGCGGGGTTGCAGCCTTCGAGGAAGGCGGCATCGGCTTTTACCCCGATCAGGGCTTTGTCCATGTGGACGTCCGGGGCTACATGGCCCGCTGGGCCCAGGTGGACGGCAAAACCGTGGATATCGACGAGGTGGTGTAAAGGGGGGGGGGAAGCATGAACGGGCACAAGACTTATATCATGGCCGGGCTCATCGGCCTGGCAACGGTGGCTAAGACCCTGGGGTGGATCGATAACACCGTTTACGAAATTGTCCTGGGCCTGTTGGGCGCGGGCGGCCTGGCGGCCCTGAGGGCCGGGGTCGCCAAGTCCGGGCCATCCGAGCCGGGAAGCCAGGGGTAGGGCATGGAACATCTGGGGCTGCCATACGTGTTGGGGCCGGCCATCGGTTTAGGGCTTCCCGGAATCATTCTGGTGCTGTGGTATTTCGGCGACAAGGCCCGGGAAAGGGAATTGAAGGCCTACCGAGAAGACACCCAGAAGATCCTGACGACCTATAAGGATGATGTTCAGGCCATCAAAGCGATGTACGAGAGCAACGTCGCCCTGGTCAAGACCTATGAAAGCCTGGCCGGAAGTCTGAAAGACATCGTGGTGCTCAACACCCAGGCAATAACCCGGCAGTGCGACCTGATCATAAATAACCAGTATTGCCCTAACATAAGGCTGAAAAAGGACTCTCCGGGGGTGGTGGGATGAGTGAACGGCTGGAAAACGAAGGCCGGCTGGTGGAAGTCAGGCTCAAGATCAAAGAAGTCAAGATGCGCCTGGAAAACCTGCGGGACTCCCTGCGCCGGGAACTGAATCAATTCGAGCCCCTGGAAAACCTGAAGGGCGTCGTTATTCAGACCCTGGCCTTCGATCTGGCAGCCCGGGAGATCGACTACCAGGAACTTCTGGCCACCGAAAAGGCCCTTCGTCAGGCCCTGGGGAAGTGATGGCCCCGCAGGAATACTCCTGGGAAGTCAGGCAGCGGGCCTGGGAATTATACGTCTACAACGGCCTGACCTTCGACCAGGTGGCCGAGGCCACTGGCGTGTCCGCGTCCCAGTTGAAGCGCTGGTCCGCGGAAGAAAAGGCATGGGAGGCCAAGAGGTTCGCAGGCGGGGACGCCGACGCCACTGAGTATGGCAAGGACTGGCCCGAGGCCCGCAAGGAATTCCGCCTGGCCCAGGGCAGCATCCTGGGCAACAGCATGTTGCTTCGGGCCAAGCTGATCAAGAACGCCCTGGGGGATCCGGAGTTTAAGCGGGTGCTCTCTGCGGCCATGTGGGAGAAAACCCAGGCCGGGAAAGATGTACGGGCAAAAGGTGAAGCTTCGGGCGCCAGCCCGGAGCCACCCGATACCTTGCCGGTTATCAACGCTCCGGCCGACGCGGTGTTGGCCCTGGATAAGCTGGTCAACCGGAAAATCGGCCAGATGGCCAACCAGCCGGGGACGCTGAACTTTCAGGCGGTGAAGGATTTGAAGCAGACTTTGGCCTTGATTGAAGAATTAAAGGCCAAATACCAGCCCGAAGAAAAGACCGGCCAGGCCCCGGGCCTGTCCGATGAGACCGCGGAAGAAATTCGCCGGCAGTTTTTGGGGGTTGGATGACCACACCCGCCGTGCTTTTGCCTTATCAGCAGCGCTGGCAGACGGACCCGGCGCCGGTCAAGGTCTGGGAAAAGTCCAGGCGCATCGGGGCCTCCTGGGGCGATGCGGCGGATTCGGCCCTGACTGCGGCCCGGCAGCGAGGCATGGATTGCTGGTACATCGGCTACAACAAGGACATGGCGAGGGAATATATCAATGACTGCGCCATGTGGGCCCGGCAGTTCCACCGGGTCGCCGCGGAGATCGAAGAAGTGGTCCTGGCCAACGAAGGCCGGGACGGCAAAGATATCTTCGCCTTCCGGATCAAGTTTGCCTCCGGCTTCAAAATCGTCAGCCTCTCTTCCCGGCCCGCCAATCTTCGGGGCAAACAGGGCAAGATCATCATCGATGAGGCGGCCTTTCACGACGACCTGCCCGGGCTGCTCAAAGCAGCCCTGGCCATGCTCATCTGGGGCGGCCGGGTGTGCGTCATCAGCACGCACAATGGCGACGACAATCCGTTCAACGAACTGGTGACCGATATCCGGGCTGGCAAGAAAAATTATTCGCTGCACCGGGAAGACATTGATGAGGCCCTGGCGGAGGGCCTGTACCGGCGCATCTGCCTGAAGCTCGGCCAGGACTGGACCCCGGAGGCGGAAGCGGCCTGGCGGGAGGACCTGTTCAAATTTTACGGTGATGACGCCGAAGAAGAGCTGCTCTGCATCCCAACCTCCAGCGCCGGGACCTATCTCTCCCGGATGCTGATTGAGTCCTGCATGGACGCAACGATTCCCATCCTGCGCTGGGCCTGTAAAGATGAATTCGCCCGGCAACCGAAGCATATCCGGGAAGGGGAGTGTCTGGGCTGGCTGGAAGAAATCGTCTTGTCTCTCTTGGAAGCGCTGCCCCAGGGCCGGCCTTCCTATTTCGGGGAGGATTTTGGACGAACTGGCGATCTGACGGTGATCTGGCCGATCCAGGAAGGGCAGACTTTGAAATGCCACACCCCGTTTCTGGTGGAGCTCAGGAACGTGCCCTTTGAGCAGCAGCGCCAGGTGCTCTTTTACATCGTGGACCGGCTGCCGGTGTTCCGGGGCGGGGCCCTGGACGCCCGGGGCAACGGCCAGTACCTGGCGGAAGTGGCCATGCAGAAATACGGCGAGGGCCGGATCAGCCAGGTGATGCCCACCAACCAGTTTTATTTGGAATATATGCCCAAGTACAGGGCGGCCCTGGAGGATCACACCATCGATATGCCCAAAGACGGCGATATCCTGGACGACCACCGGGCCTTGCGGATGGAGAAGGGTATCCCGAAGGTACCGGAGGGCAAAAAGACCCAGGGCCGGGACGGCGGCCAGCGCCACGGCGACTCGGCCATAGCCGGCTGTATGGCCAACGCCGCTCGGGTGATGACGCCCTACCAGCCGGTGGAGTATGAGACGGTGCAGGCCGGGCGCTTTACCGAAGAGCGGCGGGGCGGGGGATATGTACGGCAGCGGGGGTTTTGAGTGTCAAAACTGATCCCCTATATCGGCGGCAAGAGGTTGTTAGCTAAACATATTCTTGGCCGCATGCCGCAACACCAGACCTATTGCGAGGTTTTTGGGGGCGGGGGCACTATTTTATTAGAGAAAAGCCCGAGTGAAAGAGAAGTTTTCAACGACATTAACAAGGAACTCACCAACCTTTTCCGGGTTGTGAAGCATCATATTGAAGAGTTTGTTAAAGAAATTCGCTGGAATTTAAAAAACAGAAATGAATTTATGGCAGCCCAGCAGAGCAACCCCATTTATTTAACGGATATTCAGAGGGCGGCCAATTTTTATTATTTATTGCGTTGCGCCTTCGGAGCCAAACTTCCTCACAACTCGCATTTTGCGGGGGGGGGGTAGGAAACCTGTCTCCCTTTATAGAGTGGAAGAAACGCTTTATGAAATTCATCAGCGCTTACAAGACATCGTTATTGAGAATCTGCCCTGGTCCGAGTGCCTGCAAAAATACGATTCGCCGGAAACCTGGTTTTTCCTTGATCCGCCTTATTACGGCAATGAAATGGATTATGACGCCGAAATTGATTTTGGTTCATTGGCAGAGCACCTGAGAGGGCTTAAGGGCAATTTTATGCTGACCATAAATGACGTTCCCGAAACCAGGGAAATTTTCAGGGGTTTTGTAATGGAAGAAATTAAGAGGCCCTTTTCCATCAGCACCAAAAGCGGCAAGCCGGCCTCTCAACGTCAATTGATCGTTTTGCCGGAAAAAGGCCTTTAAATGCCACAAATCCTCGACTACTTAGGCCGGCCCATCAAGGCCCCCAGCCGCCCCGAAACCCGGGAGATCGGCGCGGTGTCCATCCGGGACCGGTGGAGCAGCTATCCTTCCGCGGGGCTGACGCCGCAGCGTCTGGCCGCCATCTTCTATGCCGCCGACGCCGGGGATCTCCGGAGCCAGGCGGAGCTGTTCACCGAAATGCGGCAGAAGGACTCGCACCTCTATTCGGTTGCCGGGACCCGGCGCCTGGCCGTGTTGGGGCTGGACTGGCAGGTGAAAGACGCCTCCGAAGACGCTCAGGACAAAAGGATTGGCGAGTTTTGCCGGGGGCAGTTGAAAGGCCTGAAACTCAAGGGTCTGATGAAGCACTTGTTGGGCGCGGTGGGCCACGGTTATGCGGCGGCGCAAATCAAATGGCAAACCGGAGCGCCGCATTGGACCATCCGGGGCTTTGACTTCATTCATGCCAAAAATATCAATTTCCTCAACTCCTCGGTTCCGCTGGTGGTGACCGAAGACAATTCCCAAGGCGAAGCCCCCGGGGCTTTCCAGCTGGCCTTTCATCTCTATGAAGCCGAATCGGGCTATGACGTTCCCTGGGGCGTTTTCCGGGTTTGCGCCTACATGTATTTGTTTAAAAATTTTGCCATCAAAGACTGGGCGGCGTTCAACGAAATCTTCGGCATGCCGCTACGCCTGGGGAAATACGAGCCCAGCGCCACGCCGGCGGACCGGGAAGCCCTGCGTCTGGCCATCTCTGCGCTGGGCACCGACGCCGCCGGGATTATTTCTAAAAGCACTGAGATCGAATTTGTGGAGGCCTCGCAACACCTCTCGGGTGCGGCCAACCCCTACGAGTTGTTCGCCAACTTCTGTAACCGGGAGATGTCCAAGGCGGTGCTCGGCCAGACCCTGACCACGGACACGCAAGGCTCTACCGGCACTTACAGCGCCGGCAAAGTACAGCAGGAGGTGCGCCAGGACCTTCTGGAGGCGGATTCTGAGGCCCTGGCAGAAACTATTCGGTATCAGTTGTTCTTTCCCCTGGTGGGCTTCAATTTCGGTTGGGACTATGCCCAGAAGGCGCTGCCGGAATTTTCTTTGACAATCCAGGAAGAGCAAGACCTGGAGGTCGATTCCAAGGTTGTCAAAAATCTGAAGGACGCCGGAGCGGGCAAGTGGATTACCAAGAAATATATCTTGGATAACTTCGGCCTGCCGGAACCCCAGGAAGGCGAAGAAACCCTGGAAGTTCCCGCCCCTGAAACGCCTGCCGGGGGGCCTGGTCAACCCCCCGGAGGTCCCGCCGAGAAGGCCCCTGCGGCGCCGGGCGAAAAGGAGAAAAGGGGAAAAGGGCAAGAGGAATTCAGGGTGCTGGCGCTGGGCGCCAACCCTTACCAGTTTGAGAATAACGGCCTCTCCGTGCCGGGGTCATTGCCCCAGGACGCCACCCTGCTGGAGCGGCAAAAGGCGCTGGACGGCCTGGTCCTGAAGGCGACGGCGGCCTCGGCATCTCTGGTCCATGAAATGCTGGCCCCGGTCCGGGAATTGATTGAGCAGGGCCAGGATATGGAAATAATCCAGGCCCGGCTGCTGGATCTTTACCCGGACCTGCAGGTGGAGGCCCTGGCCAACCTGATCTATGAGGTCCGGATGCGTGCCCTGATGTTTGCCCTGAGCAGCGAGCAATGAACATGGACGCGTTTGTTTTCGATCAGCCCTTTGCCGAAGCCGTGGACGCCTTTCTGGCCAAGGGCATTATGACCAGGGCGGAGTTTGACAAGCTCTCCGCCGCGGAAAAGGCCAAAGCCTTTACTGCGGCCCGGGTCTATGCCGCGGACGATCTGCAGCGGGTCTTCGACGCCCTGGGTGCGGCCCTGGAAAAAGGCCTGACATACCGGGATTTCGTTACGGCCACCGAAAATATTTTAACATCCCCCTGGCACCGGGAGACGGTGTTTCGCACCAACATTTTAAGCAGCTACGGCTCCGGGCATTGGCAGCAGGCCCAGGCCACCAAGGAAAGCCGGCCTTACGTGATCTATCGCGACATGGGCGACGGCCGGGTGCGGCCGGATCACCGCCTGGGCGGCCTGGTGCTGCGCATAGACGATCCCTTCGTGCAGTCGCACTGGTGCCCCTGGGCGCACAACTGACGGTGTCGCTGGTTGACCCTCTCCGGGCGGGAGGTGGAGGAACAGGGATTGAAGGTGACTACGGACACTTCGGGGCTGCCCCCGGTCAACCCCAAATTCATCAACCCGGCAATGGGGGACTGGCAGCCGGATTACTCCAAATACGAGCCGCGGCTGGCCGGCTATGTCAGGCAGGCGGTGGAAAAGGCGATTTATGATTAAGGACAATCTGATTTTGGCCCTGGGCGATCTGGACAAACCTCACGAATGGTTACAAATTCTCCCTCTCGGCAAAGTGGAGCTCCGGGATACGCGGGCTCCGGTTGTCGTCAATCAGGAGGATCTGCAGGCCATCATCGCCAAATATCGGGAGGGCGGCGTGGACCTGGTGGTGGATTACGAGCACCAGTCCCTGGTTGGCGAAAGGGCGCCGGCCGCAGGCTGGATCAAGGATATGGAAGCGCGGCCCCAGGGGCTCTATGCCCGGGTAGAGTGGAATCAGGCGGCCTTGAAATTTATCATGGCCAAGGAATACCGCTATTATTCCCCGGTCATGAGGCTCAGCCCGGAGCGCCACCCCACAGAACTGATGCACGTGGGGTTGACCAATGTGCCGGCCATTAAGGGTCTGGCGCCGCTGTTGGCCGCCAAGTACGGCGGTGACGGTGGAGAGCCGGAGATCATCAGGCTCAGTTCGCAGGTTTCGCCTGCGCCAAACAAGCACGAGGAGGCAGCCATGCTGAAGAGGTTGATTGAAAAATTGGGATTGAAGCCCGAAGCCACCGAGGAGGAAGTTCTCGCCCTGGTGGCCAGCCGGGCGCAGGAGGTGGTAGCCCTAAAGGCTCAGGCTGCCGCTCTGCCTCAAATCGCCGAAGTTCTGGCCCTGAAGGCCGACGCCTCGGCCTCGGAAATCATCGGCACCATTAAGGGACTCAAGGACAACCAGGACCGGTTGGCGACCGTGGAAACGGAGTTGACGGCGCTCAAGCAGGCGCAGGCCCAGGGCGAAGCGGAAGCCGCGGTAGATGCGGCCATTGCGGCCAAGAAGATCACCCCGGCCATGCGGGAAATTAAGCTGAAGCAGGCCATGCGTGACCTGGCTGAATTTAAAGCGGAAATGGCCGTGGCGCCGGTGGTGGGGCCGGCTGAACCTTTAAAGGTCAAAACCGCGGACGGTAAAGGGGAGATCTCCTTGACCCCGGACGAATTGACGGTCTGCAAGGCGATGGGAGTGACCCCGGAGGCCTTTAAGGCCGAAAAAGACAAACAGGCCACGGCTTAGGCCGGGGCCCAGGAGGTTGAGTTATGGCTTTAACGGCAGATAGAAAAACCCCTTATCAGGAAGGGGTGGAAATCGCGATTCCGGTCTACCAGGCCACTGAGATATTTGCGGGCTCGCTGGTCTGCGTGGGCGGCTCTCACGGCTACGCCATCCCCGCGGCGGACGCCAGCGGCAACCAGTTCGTGGGCGTGGCGATGGAATACGTAAACAACACCGGCTCCAGCGGCGCCAAGTGGATTCGGGTGCGGCGCAAGGGGGTTTTTGAATTCAATGCCTCGTCCATCACCCAGGCGATGGTGGGCGACATCATGTTTGTGGTGGACGACCAAACCTTTGATGAGACCAGTCCGGGCAACAATGTCATTTGCGGCCGCCTGGTGAAATACATCAGCGCCACCAAGGGCATGATCGACATCGAACTGGCGGTGCCCGTGGCCGTGATCGCAGGCGGCGCTCTGACCATAGCCGACACCGGGTCCAACTTCACCACCGACACGGTGGAGGCGGCTTTGGCACAGCTGGCCAGCCGGGCTAAAAAGGCGCGGCTTGTCCCCATTGCCATTGTGCTGGAAGACGGCACGGTGCTCACCAAACATAGTGCTGCGCCGACGCCCGGCTGGGCACAGTTGAGCAACAAGGAAGTGGTTCTGCAGTGGGCGGCCCACGCCACGCCCGGCAAGATTGCGGTGATCTTTGCGATTCCCGACGATCTGGACGGCAGCGCTAATGCGGAGGTGCACTTCCTGGCGGCCATGTCCGGTGCCAACGATACCCCGGAAATGACGATGGAGGCCTACTTCAACGCCGGCGATACGGACTGCGCCGGTGCGGACGACGAGGTGGACGGCGGGGTTACCCTCACCGAATACGTCAATGTTTTGGCTCTGGCGGACGTCCCCGACGGGCCGGCTCATCTCACTGTGGTAATGAACCCCAAGGACGGCGAACTGGGCACCGACAGCCTGTATCTGTACGCCATCTGGCTGGAATACACCCGGGCGATCACGGCGTAAGCCGGGATGCTTAAAGGAGATTGTCCATGATCATCAATCAGGAAAACCTGGCAAATATCTACATCGGGCTGTCCACGGTGTTCAACGCCGCGTTCCAGGGGGCGCCGGATCCCTGGTATCCCCGCCTGGCAATGACGGTGCCCTCCAGCGGCCGCTCCATCGATTACAAGTTTCTCCTGGACTTTCCGGGGATGCGGGAGTGGATCGGCGACCGGCTGATCAAATCCCTGGAAGGCAAAAACTGGGAAGTGATCAATAAGGACTGGGAATCCACTATTGGGGTGGACCGCAACGACATTGAGGACGACCAGTTGGGACTGTACAACCCCATCGTGGCGGCCCTGGCCCAGGAGGCCAGGTTCCACCCCAACCAGTTGATCGCCGACCTGATTATCGGGGGCGGCGCCGCGGACTGTTATGACGGTAGCTATTTCTTCGCCACCGACCACCCGGTGGGCGAGAGCACGGCTTCCAACTACGATGCCGGCGCCTCCACCGCCTGGTATCTTATCGACGATTCCCGGCCGGTGAAGCCCTTCATCTTCCAGTCCAGGAAGCCGGTGGAGCTGGTGCGCATGGACCGGGCTGACGATCTTAACGTCTTCATGCGCCGCCAATTTTACTTCGGGGTGGACGCCCGCTATACCGCGGCATACGGCATGTGGCAGCTGGCCTATAAATCCACCCAGGCGCTGACCCCGGCCTATTACGCCGCGGCCAGGGCCGCCATGATGGGCCTGGAGAACGCCGACGGCCGCAAGCTGGGGGTCAAGCCCACCCTATTGGTGGTGCCGCCCTCCCTGGAGGCTACGGCCCGGGAGCTGCTAAACGCCGAGATGGTTATCGGCGACGGCACTGCGGGCGGCAGCAAGTCCAACATCTGGCGGAACTCCGCGGAGCCCCTGGTGGTGTCGGAGCTGGCCTGATGCTGACCCTGGCTGAGCAAATCAATCGGCGCATCGGACGGATGGAGGCCCTTGGAGTCGACCTCAATCAGGTCAAAGAGGGGTACCAGCCCACGGAACTCGAAATGATTCGTGCCCAGGAGCTGCAAGCGGCTCTGGCCAAATTTCTCCCGGCCCCGGAAGCCGTTGCCGAAGAGGTTGTTTCCGGGAAGGGCAAAAAGCCGAAAGAGTGACACGGCAAACCATGACCCGGCCTGGGCGCCTCAGTTGCGGCTGGGGCGCACAGGTGGTTGGCGGAGAGTCGTATGGATTTCAAGGTGTTTATGACGGGGCTGATACCCAAATATGAAGGCGAACTCATCGTGGACGACACCCCGGGGGGCGTGGGGTTTGATCCGGCCAAACTGGCCTGGCAAGGTTTCCCGGCCAAAATGGTGCAGTGCACCCTGGAAGACGGGGACATCAGGTGTAAGGAGGTGGGGGTCCCTACCTCGACATCTGGGGAGCTCCAGGTCGGCGGAAATAAGTTCTTTGTAGTGGGAGAGGAAAGCATTAATAATTTCCGGGC